AGAGCTCCATGATTACATAGATTCAACCTATAATGCACATTATGGTCAAGGAGGACTTCAGTCAAGTGAAGTTATCATCGACCGAGGACATGGCCTAGGATTCTTCTTAGGAAATGTAGATAAGTATAATGCACGTTATGGCAAGAAGGGTGATACTCCGCAGGAGTGGCGCAAAGACCTGATGAAGGTTCTACATTATGGATTACTTGCTTTATATGAGCATGATAGAAATAATGCAAAGTAATTACATAAAGGGGTTTACAAATGCCCCAAAGTGTAGTATAATATAAACTATTAAATAAATGGAGATGCAAATGCAACTATCAAATGAAACCCAGGCTCTTCTCGCCAATTTTGCTACTATCAATGCAAACATGGTTCTGAAACCTGGTCAACAACTAAAAACTATTTCCGAGGCCAAGAACATTTTGGCTATCGCAAATATCACCGAGGACTTCCCTGCTGAAATGGGTATCTACGACCTTAATGAATTCTTATCAATTCATGGTCTTATTGATTCACCTACTTTGCAGTTTGAAGATAATGCTGTACTAATCAAAGATGATACCAATAAGGTAAAATACTTCTTTGCCGCATCCAGTATTCTTACTACTCCAGAGAAGGATATCACAATGCCTTCAACCGATGTAGAAGTTCACTTTACAGCTGACACAATCTCTAAGATTAAGAAGGCTGCTAACGTACTAGGTCATATCGATATGGCTATAGTCGGCGGTGAAAATGTAATTGTAAAAGTATTCGATGCTAAAGATACTAGTGCAAATACTTATGAACTTGACCTAGGTGTTAATACATCTGGTTCAAACTTTAACTTTGTCATGAACATTTCAAATCTGAAATTAGTTGATGGCGATTATAACGTATTTATTTCATCTAAGTTGATTTCCGAATGGCGTAATACTAATTTACCTGTAAATTATTTTATCGCTTTAGAAAAATCAAGTACTTATGGTGTATAAATACTTAATGAATTCTCATAATATTATGAGGATAATAAGAGAAGATGCCGAATTGGTCGGGTCTCTCATAATTAGTCTACTTTGCAAAGGAGAAAAAAATGACTGAAGAAGTAATGGCACCACAAGGTGCAGAGAGCCAAGAGGCTCCACAACTGTCCCTACAAGACATCGCAACTTTCGTACAGATTATTGATATCTGTTCTAAAAGAGGTGGTTTTGAAGGTTCAGAGCTAGAGGCCGTAGGTGGTCTTAGAAATAGAACTGTTGCATTTCTAAATGCCGCGGCTCCAAAAGATGGTGAAGTTCCTGAAGGACAAGTTCCTGTGGAAGAACCATCAGTTGAAGAGGTTACTGCTGAAGAGGCATAATCGAACTAGCCATGAGTGTGGGGGTGGCTCCCCCATATTTTTATTATTACAAGGATTATATTATGAACAAAACTGAAGTTTCGGCTCTTATCTCAGCCTTACAAAACGGGATAGTCAACATCACTTTTAAGAAAATCATTACCAACGAAATTCGAATTATGGAATCATCTCTGAACCCAGAGATTTTGCGTAAGAATGGAGTCGGTACTATATTGGAAAGTGTTTCACCAGATTCGGACCACATCGCTGTGTGGTGTATCGACAAGGGAGCATGGCGTTCCTTTAGAGTTAATACTGTTACTGGCTGGGAGATTATGCAATGAACAATGAGTTTCTATGGGTAGAGAAATACCGACCACAAACAATACAAGACACAATCTTACCAGCTACGATTAAGAAAACATTTCAAACAATCGTTGATACCGGCGAGATTCCAAATTTACTTCTTACTGGTACTGCGGGTATCGGTAAGACAACTGTTGCTAAGGCTTTATGTAAATCACTAGGATTAGATTATCTAGTCATTAATGGTTCAGAAGAAGGCAACATTGATACACTTAGAACAAAGATTAAACACTTTGCTTCGACAGTATCATTACAGGGTGGATACAAGGTGGTCATTTTAGATGAGGCAGATTATCTAAATCCCCAATCCACCCAACCCGCGTTACGTGGATTCATTGAAGAATTCAGTAACAACTGTAGGTTCATAATGACCTGTAACTTTAAAAACAGAATCATTGACCCACTACACTCTCGCTGTTCTGTTATAGAATTTAACATTGCAAAGAAAGACACTCCTAAGTTATGTATGCAGTTCCTAGAAAGGTGCTGTACTATCTTAACCCAAGAAGGTGTTGAATATGAAGAGGCTGTAGTGGCTGAACTTATTATGAAATATCTGCCAGACTGGCGTAGAGTTCTCAATGAGTTACAAAGGTATTCTGTTTCTAATCACATAGATACAGGCATCCTTGTTTCTTTATCAGAAGTGTCTATCAGTAGTCTTATGTCCGCACTCAAAGCTAAAGACTTTAAGAAGATGCGACAATGGGTTACAGATAACATTGACCAAGAACCTGCGGCTCTCTTTAGGAAGTTATATGACAATATGTATGAGTATGTGGAACCACAAAGTATCCCACAGCTTGTCCTTATTCTCGCTGACTATCAATATAAAAACAGTTTCGTTGCTGACCATGAAATTAATATGGTTGCATGTTGTACTGAAATTATGGCTGGAGTATCGTTCAAATGACAGATAGTTATGAATGGTCAAAATGGCAGATAGTGGAAGTACATTATGCTGGAACTAAAAAGCAGTATAGAGTTGTTAAGTATAGTGACAAAAGTGTGGTTATCTTTGAGAAAACATTTGTTAAAGAAGACCAAGCTAAACAATTTTTAAAGAAGGCTCGAGATGAATCCCTTTGATTATATAAACGATATCACTAATAACAAGAAAGGCATAATGATAGATGATATCGCCGAGAAGGAGTATAATTCCTTTATAGTCAATCGTGGCTTAGGTAACTTCCGAGACTGCATTTTATATGCCAATGAAATGAACGTAAACCATCACCTGGATGCACGGCTTCAATATGATTTTTTTATAAATATAATTAAGAAGCAGAAAAGGTGGTCCAAATGGGCCAAACCAGAATCCGTTTCTAATTTGGAAATTATCAAAGAATATTATGGATATAGTAATGAAAAGGCTAAGTCCGTATTAAAATTATTAAATGATGAAAAAATTAACGAATTGAAAAATAGGATTTATAAAGGTGGAAAACGAAAATAAAGAAGTCAAAAATTGGACTCCTGCAGAAATGCTTGAAGTCTCTCTCAACGAACCAGATGATTTTTTAAAAATTAGAGAAACATTAACTCGAATTGGTGTTGCCTCTAGGAAAGATCAAAAGCTATTCCAATCATGTCATATTCTGCATAAACAAGGCAGATATTTTATTGTGCATTTTAAAGAGCTATTTCTGTTAGATGGTAAACCAAGTAATTTAATCGAAAACGACTTAGAACGTAGGAACACAATTGCTACATTACTAGCAGATTGGGGATTGGTAAGTATTATTAATACTAAAGTCTCATCTCCGTGTGCACCTTTAAGACAGATTAAAGTTATTCCATTTAAAGAAAAGACACAATGGGAACTTTGTCCAAAATATAATATAGGCAATTCAAATAAGGAATAAAACCCTTATAAATATATTATAAGAGAATAGGAGAATTTAATATGGCACTACAAACATCAGGCGCAATATCACTGTTCGACATATCCAATGAATTCGGAGGATATGCATATCCGCCTGTGGAAATAGATGATTATATGGGAGCCGATCCCGTAAATCAACCTAGTTATGGTAACGCAGTTGGTACTGCAGTTGACTTTGCTGATTTTTACGGCACTAGTATTAAGACAACTCGGCTAACTGTCCGACCCAATAATGATAGCTATGCTAGATATGGTTACGCCAGAGCCAACGGATACTTTTATTATATATCAGAAAGCGGCCAATCTGGTACGGCATTCGGAGCATCAACTCGAACAAGCTCTCTTGCGGCTGGCGGCAGAACTCTTGCATGTGTTGTGATGGACGATATGTATTATGATTATTT